ATCACAAGTCACTGGATTCTCACGGACACTGGCTACAGCTGCTTTAGCTCGTGCATATTTGCGTCCAACTTCGAAGTTCTCTAACCAAGGATCGACCAAAACATCCCATTCACCAACCGGTTCAGGAATCAAATGGTCTACAACTTCCTCCCAATTCTTTTGTTGCTGATCGGGTTCCATTGGTGGGGCACGCAATATCCGCGCCTCTATGGTAGAAAGTAGGTTAGCATCGGTACGCCCCGGTGCAAACATAGGGATGTTGGTAGGTAAATACCAACAAACATAGTTAACAATTAGAGGATCCACCTCCGGGACAAAACTGACTTGAACTTCCATAGCGTCATCCATCTCAGCTGGCTTATAGTGAGAAGTTGGTTGACAAGGCGCCATAGCTACACTGGGATCAAAAAGCGTCATCTGAACATCGGACTCCCATTTACCACGCATTTCCCATGGCTGCTCATAATAATGCCTGCGGAAACTAACCCACCGATTTTCACTCGGCGGTAAGGTATCGTAGTAGTGTGCTAAACTTGCAGCAAACTCAAACGAGTTCTTCCATTCTGGTTCGCGTGCGTACAACTTACGCAAAATAGTCCACAAATTCCCAGGCGCCAACAGACCCCTTTCGAATAGAAGAAAACCACGTATGGCTGCCCACAAGTCGCCTTTTGCAACCGTAGCGACAACGCTATCAGTATACTGCATACGCGAGAAAATGCCATCAAAGCTGGGCCCTTGCACGTCTCCTCTGGACGGTGCATAGATGTTTTCCGGGTCAGACAATACTTTACAATAGCCCGGAAGCGTCCAAAAGGTGTTCCAAACCGAATGGACGAAAACCCCTGTACTAAAAGAACTGTACATGGTAAAGATATGCATCAAAACTGTGCTAGATGCCACAGAAATGTGGAGGAGATCAAAGTTGCTTTCCCTCTGTAGGATCGACAACTTAGCTAGGAACTCTAGAATAATAAGAACCCAGCCCGCCGGTCTATAAGTATGCTTGACCAGCTCCTCAGCAACAACAAGAGCGAAATTTGTCCACCAGAGATCACAGGTGGCCACAGCGCTAATATGGGAGATGCTCGCTCGAGCAATCTGTGCAACATCACGTTTCTTCAGCAGATAACGCGCGGCATCGCCTATATACCCAGAGGCATACATTCTATAACCAATGTAAGCCACGGAGGCGATCCCTACCCATTTTAAAAAAGTCTTAGTAGGTCGTACCTTCTTATGGTCTGTTCCAACACTCTTAACGGCTAAATTATAACGCGCGACGTGAGTCCCCTGACACAAAGAAATGGTATCTAAATCATCTGCCAATTCGTCCGCATCTGCGAAAAAAGCCGCATGCGCCGTGTCCAAAACAATTTTCCTAGTTTGTTCGGGGAAAATTTCCGTCAAAAGCCGCATTTTACCATCAAGAACACTCGCTTGTTGACACAATTGCTTAAACGTATATAGGTTGCGGGTCCGTCCCATCAACCATCGTTTTAACTGGAGCTCCAGACGCACATCCACAAGGACCTGTTTGCATGGAGCCCACTTCAAAAGTGTTCGAGTAATGGTGTTAGCACCAAACCAGTGGAGCATGTTCTTGGTCCACCAACTAGATTCCGGCCAAGGAACTTCACGAAGAGCGTGGCCGGTGGTGGCACTGGCTTGTACAACCCCAATAGTGTCCAAAGGCGAGAATCGGATAACATGCGTTTCTTCCCAGATTTTGGCAGTGGCCCAGGTCAAACCTGGAACTGCGCCACTGCTAGTCATCCAATCTACTGGATCGTGGAGAGGATACGGCGGGGTGACTTTATCCGGCTGACTCAAGATTTTAGTTTCGCCTTCATCTTCGACACGAATCCAGGCTCCCTCGCCATGAATTGTGCCTAGAAGGCCGTTAAACCGATGACCGATCCAAAAAACTGGACCGTGTTTAACTAATTCCTTGAGTTGTCTAGGGCAAAGAGCTTGATCTCCCCACTCATAAACGTCATTAATGAGAAATCCGTCATAATCTGACCAGTCTACTTTATCAACTCCGCATTCAGTCTGACGGAGGATATCTTGTGGTACCAAAATTGGGCGATGTATAGTCAACTCGAATGGATCTTCGACCAAGCCACTGTCGTGGCCTTTATCTTCATTCAAGCTGCTATAGCTTCATCGCGAGGACTACCATAGACCGATAAAAGGTTTCGAGCACCAGCTGCATGCAATTGAGCCATTGCATATGCCGTAGCGGCATAGCGATAAGCAGCAGAAGTACCATGTTTATTAGTGCCTCCAGAGGCAACCTTACGGGTCATGAACCCTGCTTCTTTCTCGAAAACCTCAAATTTCTTCGCTGAACCACTATAAGGTATAGCTATTCCCTTGTATTTATTGTCGACAGTGCGCCTGCCACGGGGAACTTGGGTTGGTTGTT